GCATCCTTTTGGAAACGCCCAAAATCTCGTTCGATGAGCCGTTTCGCAGCCTCGATCCTAATCAGCCTCATCAGCTGGTTAGAGTCGAGCCCTTCTACGGATAACCGGAGAAGGTGCTGCGAGACAGGAATACCGAAGTAGTGCTCTACTCAAAGTAGTGCATGTTCTCCCGTATTCTTGGCTTGCGCCAACGCATCGAACACCATATATAACTTAATGACTCGCTCGCTTTGTGCGGGCTTGCCAAAGAGTTTGTATATGGCTGAGATTAGTTCCGGGTGCCTTCCTATCTCTAGGTCCCAGCCATGGCCGCGCTGCGTGCTTAGGTAGTTGTGTAGAAGTGAATAACGCTTCCACACACTACTAAACCCAGCAATACTAAAACCTGTAATTTCCAGCCCTTTATGGAACCATCTCTTAGCGAATTCAAAAGTGTTGTTAGACACTTGAGTCTTCTGCTCGGAAATGGGCATATCGAGCTGGGATAGCAGATTCTTATATTGCTGTGCAACAGCTGCATTAGCAATTACTATATCATCTCCTAGTGAGCAATAACTCGTAAAATGCGGAAAACCCGCACGTAACGCAGCTACGCGAACTATTAGATGATGAGTAAGAGCCATTGCCGGCCATGATGAGTAGGCCCCCATGGGCTGTCCACAGTTATATTTAACTGATGGATTACCTTTGGAGGTGTACTCATACCCAGTTAGGATGTGAGCCCAGGCCTCCGCTCTTTCCTCACCCACAATTCGACTGATTACCCGTCGCTGCAAGGCGATAGGCATTCGGTCGGTTGCGTTTGAAAGATCGAGCGAGTGGAAAGGACTGAGAGAGAGGATCCGTGTAAAGGAACCTTGATCAAAGGTACAATCAGGGCCTATCTTCCTCAACATACGGTTCATCACCATGTGTAAAGGTCGAAGGGCTGTTTGTGACCAATAGTCAAGAATCGCAATAACACGAGTCTTTCCCTCTTTATCACTGAAGTAGGACAGCTTCCTAAAAGAAGAAGTCTTGGGCTGAAATAAAGTGGCCCATATACTTGCCAAACTCAGATCGCCGAAACGGCCAGCAGTCAAGGCACCTATCTTATCGCCCAGGCTAGAACCCGCGAGTTTCGAATATTATCGATTAACTCCAAAGGTAATAGCGTAAGCTTTGAGACAGAAGTCAAGATTGCTTGTCCCAACGGTCCTGATTTGGTAGACATATGGAACCTACTGAATTCTGCCTTAGTAGGCCAGATACCCAATTGGCGGGCAGCATGGTTGAACTCCTTCTCTTAATAGAGTCGGAACCCTTCCATGGTGCCACAATTGGTGTTACATCGAAAACCGGCGGGAGGTGTATTCCTCGAAAGGACACTAAGTGTCATTAAGAGTTTTATCCCTTCCACGGACGATGTCAGCACTTTTAGGTCGGACAGCCAGATTGGCCATCCTTCCTTGAGTGCTACCTGGTCTACCGCGTCTAACGGATGTCCTGTGATATAGCGAGTCACGCCAAACGTGTTTATTTAACATATTTGGTAGTGAACGCTAGACCACGTTCATCAACTAAACGTAAGACATTCTTGAAGTAAGCCTCCACCAGTGGTCGGTTTGTAACCATTTGCTCAGACAAGTAGAATGTTAAGATTAATGTGGTTAACTCCACAATTTGTCGCAACATTCTATTATTGTTTGTAGCAATTTAGTTATAAATTGGTACCTGACCCTGAAGTCTCCTCACCTCCTATGGGTGTAGGGGGCTAGCCTTCCATAGGATGAGGTTGCGACATCTCCGGATCGGAGACGTCAGGACCAGTTATCGTTGAGCCTTTCAGGAGTGATAAACTCCAGGTTTGACGCTGACTGACACGACGTTCCCTCCTGATCTAGAGCATTGTTTGCATACCACATTCCTTAATGGAAAGACTAGTGCGCCTACCAAGCGCCTTTGCCTCTACACCTCGGGTGGGATAAGCAAGCGTTGCAACAAACAACGTAATGACCATTCGGCACGAACGATCACTCCGCGTTTCTAGGGGCAACTCTATTAACGAAGTAATCGTCAATATCCTTTCGGAAGGAAAGAACCGTAGTATCGGACACGGGGTCGCCAACCAGGTGATCCTAGTCAGTTTCTGCGCACTTCTCTTTCGATAGGTGTTGAATCGTGTCTTAGCTTGGTTCTTGCCCAAATTTCCTAGAGATTGGGAGGGTTCGCCACTCGTGCGGGCCTTTATGGCCCGCGCGGGTG